GGAGACTCCCTTTTGCCGCCAGAAAATCCCCAGCCAGTCACGCTGTACTCTCCGTTCACATCCACAGCAATTCGGACCCAAACGTCTATGGTCGCGTTGCTCACTTCTCCCCCTCCCCGTCGAGCGCCGCGAGCGCGGCCTTGGCGAGTCTGTAAGACGTGGACAATTGGACAAGGCTCCCGCCCACGATCTCCTCGTGCTCCACTAGCGACTTGAGCAGCGAACGCGCTCGCTCGATCTTGCGGGCATGGCGCGCCCTCTCATCTGCCACCGCGCGCTCAACCCATGCTGTGCCGATCGCCGCGGCGCTCGGCGGGTACTTGGTGAAATCGGTCATCGCGGCTCCTCCGTTGGCGTCGCGGCGTCGGCCGCGCGCTCGGCTTCGCCGGTGGCGTGAGGCGGATGCCTGCGCTCGATCTCCAGATCCGCGCCGCAGTTCGCGCAGCAGCCGTCCTCGTCCGCTGCGACGCCGGGGCCGCAGTCAGGGCACCGCCACAGCTCGTAGAGGATGTTCACTCGACCGTGCTCCACGGCACACCCTGGAGCCTCATGTACTTCGTCCCGAGCGCGACGATTCGGAACTTGCCGCCGCGGATCTCCAGCAGTTCGCCGACCTGGAACAGCGGCGTGAGCGTTCGCTCCTCGGGCGTCATCTTGTCGGCCATGAACTCCTTGAGCACCTCGGCGTCGTGGGCGCTCAACCTCTTCATCGTTCCGTCTGGCTGTTGCATGGTCAATCCTCCTCGATCTGGTGAAGGTGAAACGTGGTTGGATGGATGTTGACGTACTCGGCTTTCGGCGGCAGAAGCATCGCCGCAGTGATCTTGTCCGGCATGAGGTCGTAGCGCGCGTCGCGGATCTCATCCCAGGTTGGGTAGCGCCCTGGAAACGGCTTGCCGCTCGGACCGACGAACGGCGTGACGTGGGAGATCGACAGATGCCAGCCTGCACCGCCGAACGGGGGCGAGACCAACACGCGGAGCTGACCGTCCTCCACGGCGCAGTAGAACAGCCTCGTCCCCGGCTGCACTCGACTCGCAACCTCGGTCGGGACCGGGGCCTGCTTCCACTTGCGGGTCAACTCCCGCCCCTCTCCACCGGTTGCGACTGCTGGTTGCTGTCCCGCTCGGCTTCGTCCGTGGCATGAGGCGGGCATACCCGAAGGGCCGCCCCATAAGCGCGGTTGACGATGCGAACCCGTTCGCGGTCGTAGGCGATCTCAAAGGCCAGCTCCTCCCACGCCTCCGCCTCCAGACGCGCCAACTCCACGCGGCGCGTTAGTAGCGCCGTCAGGCGGTCGACCAGCGTGAGAAAGACGGAGGTTTCGTTTATCGTCGGTGGCGGGTGCTCCTCGAACCACCGCAACCTGATCGCGTCGGTCCAGATCATCGTGACCTCCTCACCGCGCGCCTCGCAGCGCCTCGGCGACCACCCAGCCGACCGCCACCGTGGCGACGATCAGGAACGCCGTGTCGTGCAGCGGCAGCGGCGCGACGTAGGCCACGCCTGCCAGGAGAACGACGATCGCGACCAGCGCTACAGCCGCCGCCCACTTCGCCAGCTTGACTCCAGTCATTAGGATCTCCGTGTTGCGACACAGTGCTACTAGAGAGAGCGGCCCGGACGCGGTTCAGAGCGGCCACGCCACGCGCGTGACTCACCCGGAGATGCCCCACCGGGAGAAGTCTCCGAGTTCTCGCTTCCGGGCCGCCCTCTCTGACTCACTTGCGAGGCGCCTCCTCGCTAGACGGCTGAGACGGCTGACGAACTATGCACCTTGTGTCGCACTGCCCACGAACTCAGTTGACCTCTACCGTGCTCGCAGGCGCGGTACGAAGGTAGTAGCCAAGAAACGCCATCGCCGCTTCTACGCTGCGAACCCCGTGCGCGCGAGCAAAGGGCTCCGTAGTGGGGAGCGTGTAGGACGTGTTATCGACTTGCGACAGTGCGCGGAAAACCGCAGAGCCGCCACCGCAGTAGCAGGGGACGAGAGAGACCCACAGGTAGCTCACAGGCTCCGCTAGTCCGTACCTGTTCGGCTCCGGTCGGTCATCACGATCCTCGACGTAGGGAACCATAGGCTCGTCGAGTCGCACTGTCGCCATGCCGCACCACTCGGGAGCATCCTCGTGGGCGCCGAGAGAGGGGTGGGAAGCGTGCAGCCACTCGATCACCTCGCACGTCGCACCGCGAATCTCACGGTCGAAGATGTCGCCTACTAGCATCTCTCTCAGACGGACGGCGTATGGGGGTAGCGCAGATTCCTCGACGGAACCCTTCGATTCGAGCAGACCCCCCAGCAGCCACGCAGCGAACAGCCCGAGCACGTCATCTGCGTCGTGAGACACAGCGAGTCACTCCTCGCCGCTCTTCGGGACCAACACCTGATACTTCTCCCAGGTCGACTCCCTCTTGGCCTGCTCGATGGTGTCGAGCGAGACTCCCAGCTCGACCAGACGCTCCTTCGAGAGCGACGACGTGCGGCCCTGCGTGAGCACAAGTCGCCACTCCCCCTCGCGATACACATCTACGAGTCCCAGCTCGCGCGCGAGCTGTTCGATCGCCGGGTAGAGCGCCTCGCGCACCGCGTTGAGATCGTCGATGTCGTTCTGCGCCTGCCGATAGGTTCGGCAGTACGACTCCAGCTCTTCTCGCTTCTCCGCTGCGATCGCGTCGAGCGAGTCGATCGGAGTGCTCTCGGAGAGGGGACGGCCCTTCGGCTTGCCTTCCTTCCTCACCTGCTTCGTCGCCTCTTTCGTCGCTTCCTTCGTCGCCAGCTTCGAGGCGCGCGCCAGCGCGGCGCTCCGACGAGCTGCCTTCTCCGCGATATCGTCCGCGATCTCGCGCGCCATCTTTTTCGCGGCCTTGCGGGTGACGCGCGGTCGCGCCGTGACGGCCTTCTTGCGTCGGCTCGGTGGCGGCGCGGCCTTCCCGGCCCTCGCGCGCGTCGCAACTGCTCCCTTCTTCACAGCGGCGGTACGCCGCCGTGTCGGTGGGGCCTTCTTCTTCGCCATGTCTTTCTCCTCTCCTCGTCGGTCAGTCGGTCGGTCTGCCTTGCGTTGCAGGTGGATGATACTATTACTACCCCGTCCGCGTCAAACCCTCAACCTGTTGAGTGCAAACGGTTTACTTGAGCGCGTCCCAGGAGGCGGCCACGTTTCCATCGGCTTCGATCGGGACACGAACATTCTCCACGCCGTGATGCTCAGTGAGCGCCTCGATCACTAGCGCGTGGATCACATCATGCAGAGTTTCGTCGAAGCGCAGAATGATCTCGTCGTGGACCTGGAGCACCCACTGCACGCCGTACCCGGCGAGTTGCAGCTCACGGATAATCGGGCGCAGCCACCGCATCGAGTTCTGGATCATGCCCTGGGCGCCCCCTTGGATCTCGTGAGATACCGCAGTGCGCTCAGCTTCCGCTCTTGTTTTCGAGTCGTTGGACCACGCGCCAGGGAGGTAGCGAATCATTCCCCAGCGGTCACGCACCACCCCTGTCTGGCGTACCTTGCGACGAGTGTCGATGATGTAGTCACGCACCCCAGGATAGGTGTCGAGCCATTTCTCGATCAATTCGTCGCACGCCTCTACTGTCCACCCCTCACCACCCATCATACGAAGCTGTGCCTGCAAGCCGACGCCGGAGATTCCATAGACGATTCCGAATCCAGCCCGCTTCGCGGGCCAGCGATGCTTCATCTTGTCCACTTGTGCGACGGGGATACGAAAAATCTCCGCTGCTGTCTCGGAGTGTACGTCGGCGCCATCTCGGAACCGGCTGCACAACTTCTCGTCACCACTCACATGCGCGAGGTAGCGCAGCTCGACTTGTGACAGATCCCACGCGCCGAAGAGTTGCCCAGGAGGGGCCACGAAGCCTGCGCGGATTCGCTTTGCAAGGTCGCCCTCGGCGGGGAATGCGAGCATGTTCGGCTCGGCCGCTGCGAGACGCCGCGTCTGCACGCGGGTGATCTTCAACCGGCAGCGGACGGGGTGAAGCTCATCGTCTCCCACGTTGGCTGGGATGCTCGCGAGAACGGGCGTGACGAAGGCGTCACGTACCTTCTGGTGCTCACGCCAGCTCATCACGAGATCCATCGCAGGATCTTCTTCGCGCAGATGCTCGATCGACTTCTTGCTCGTCGACATCTTGCCCGTGCTCGTGCGCTCCTCCCCGTGGAGACCACGACGCCGCATGAGCGCGGCGACTTGCTCGCCCGATCCAGGATTGAAAGGCTTCCCCTGATAGAACTTGTGAGAGATCGTAGCCCCGATCTTCTCCATCTCTCTCGTGAGATTCTCGTGGAACGCTAGAAAGTAGGAGCGCCTGACGTGCATCCCTGTTGCCTGCATCTCCTCGAAGATCGGGAGCACTTCCATGCCGCTGTTCATTAGCCCGGTGAGCTTGTGGTGGTGATGTGCTTCGCAGAGCGGGTCGAACAGGCGCAAGGTCACATCGGCATCGCGCACGGCGTAGCGGATTGCGCGTTCGAGGGGGATATCGTCGAGAGTGCCAATAGGCATCTCTCCGAGCACCGCCTCGACGAGCGCGCGAGAGGGTGGATCGACATCAGCCCACCGCTTACGGATGTCGATCGTCGGATCTTCGAGAGCGGCCTGGAGAATCGCCATCGCGCGACGGTCGACAGACTGCGGACGGTAGAGCCGCGACCGTCCCGCGTTGTCCGTGATAGCTCGCGGCTCGGCCTTCGGCCAGGGAGCGAGTTCGAGCGTCTGCGTGAGATAGTCGATCTGCTTCTGATAGCCCGCATCTCCGACCGTCTCCTCGTAGCTCGTCATCCTCACGCCGAGCCAACGGTAGGCGAGAGGCTTCAAGCCTTGCGGTTCGAGGCGGAGCAGATAGGAGGCGTACATCGTGTCCCACAACCTCGCGTGGCGCAGCTCCAGACCCACCTCGCGCGCGATACCGATGTCGTACATCGCATTGTGGATCACGACGAGCCCGCCGCGATTCACGTAGCGCTGGATCGCACGGATGCCAACGTCGAAATCGGGCTGCGAGCAGCGGAGGATGAACCCCGTGCCAGGAGCCGTGGATACCTGCACGGACCACACCGCGCCGGGGACGCCTTCCGTGTCGAGACCAACCGGTCCGTCCACACCATCAAGACACTCGTGCATCTCCGCGCCAGTCACGTCGCAGTAGTGGACGGCATCGCCGTACTCGTCGACAGGAAACCGCAGGTGAGTCTCTCGGTTCGCTAGGACGAGGCGGTAGGCGCGAGCGGCTTGCTCGTAGTCGTAGGAGATGACGGCGCGCATGTCCCCGTCGTAGAACCCGAACGCGGGGTGATAGACGGGTACGACTACCGCACCGCGCGCGCGCTCGGCGCGGGAGGGGTCGAAGGCGCCCGCGTGATGCGGCATGCCGTGGACCCGCTCCATGTCCGCGTCATCTCCGAGGAACCAGCGCACAGCGAAGCGGCCCACGGCGAGGATGATGCGCGGGCGCACCTCGTCGATCTCGCGCAGCAGCTCAGGAGTCCAGCGCTCGATCTGCTCGTGCGTCGGGTCGGGGTTACCCTCGCGGTACTCTTTACAGACGTTCGTGACGTAGGCAGTGTAGGACGAGAGACCGTGGCGCGCGAGATAAGCGTCCTGCTCCTGCCCGCTCTTGCCGACGAAGGGGCGACCGCGTGCAGCCTCTTCCTTACCCGGTGCCTCGCCCACGATCATCCACTTCGCGTGGAGGGGGCCTCGACCCCGCACGATCTTGTTCATCGGGTCACTCTCGTCTCAGCGCAGCCACGACAGCGCGAGCCACGCCCTTGCCTACGCCGGGCACCTCCATCCAATCCGTAGCACTCGCGTTGACCATCGACAGGACATCGGGGAAGTGCTTCGCTGCCGCGAGCGCACGCTCGAACCCGAGACCCGGCAACGCCGAGGCCACGCGAGCGCGCGTATACATCCCGTTGTCCATCGTCGGCATGAGACCGATCTCGCGGCTGCGATCGAACGTCCGCATCCCCTTGTGCTTGTCCCAGGGCTTTGCCCACCAGCGAGCGAGTACACCAATCCACTGCGCCGCCTCCTTCACCCCGGCAACGGCTGCCGATTGCACACCCGTGCTCGCGAGATCGAACAGCATCGCCTCGACGTAGCCGTAGGGCACCTCTCGATCGCCGAGCGTGTAGGGTGTCCAGTGAGAGCCTGCGCGCAGGAGTAGGCGGCCGTTTGAATCAGGGCGGTAGTGGCCGTGGATCAGCACCCACGACTGATAGTAGGTCTTCAACATCGCGGGGATCTGTGTCGCCTGGAGCCGTCCTGTGCGGATCGACGCGATGAAGTCCCGAATCGACTTCACCTCGACACCGATCAGAACGGCCCCATCCGGTCCGTTGCCGGGGATCATCACATCGCCCGAGTCGAGACGACAGAGATCCCCGGCCACGTCGAGAGGAGCGTACTTGACCAGTTCGCGAGAGCCCGCGCGATCGTCGATCAGGACGCGAGGATGATCCTCGGGCGTGGGCGGTGTGGGATTGATGATGCGCGTGCGCGCGTTCGCCACGGTGCGGCGGCGCCTATGCACCGCGGGAGCTGCGAGGGAGACTCGTCTCATCGCGAATACTCCGGTAGACCGCACCATGCAACGACACAGGGCACCGTGAGCCCATCTCCACGGCCACTCTCCATCATAGGTAGACCCCGGTTTCTCCAGATTCCCCTGAGCGGGTGAAAGCGGCGGGTCTCGACGCTGAAATACATCCAACGTGGAGACGCATCGGTATTCGTCACCACCGCAACTGTGCCCCCCACGCTCGGCAGGCGCGTGGTGACCCACTCGACGACTACTCTCCTCCCCATTCCCCTTCCCGAGTCTGTGTCAGGAAACCCATGATGTTCGCGTAGCGCGCATCCTCGTTGATGAACGGTGTACCCTCCAGCTCCGCGTGAAACCACCCCTTCTCCACCGTTGCCACGAAGTCGTTCCCCTCGCGACTCATCCGCAGGACCACATCGGCGAAGTAAGGCACCTCTCGCTGTCCCGCCCGAATCGTCTTGCCGGTTCGCTCACCGAGCTTGTTGTCGATGCCCTTCGAGGCGACCTTGTACTCATCCTTCGTCTGACCGATGACGATGAGGTTGCACCGATCCTGCGCTCGGAACTTCTTGAAAAGCGATCGCCACTCGGCGTTGACCGGACCGTAGTTCGCATCGGGTCGTCCCTTCTCTGGCTTGTACCCCCCGAAGTACGCGATACGAATCAGCTCCCACGCCTCGGTGTGGGTGTCGACCACGATCGTGCGTGCCCAGCCCCACGCATCGTCCCAGGCCGCGACGAGCCCTTTCCACACCTCCATCGCGGCTCTGGCGATGTCTTCGGGGCGCCCGGTGAACGTGCCGTTGAAGTTGTGAACGCGGATTTTCTTCTGGCGTGCGAAGTCCTGGATCACACCATCGACCTTCTCCGCCGCGTGGAGAAAGGCGATTGGTCCGGGCGCCGAGAGCGCGAGCGTCGTCTTGCCAGTGTTCGTGTCACCGTAGATCTCGGTGAGCGCGACCCGGCGCACGAACTCGGTGGGAGCGTCATCCCACAGCACTAGACCGCGCGGCGTCGTCGACTTGGTAGCGGCGGTACTCGTCGCCGAGCCACGCTTGATGTTGATTCCCATTCAACCCTCCACTAGAACTCGGTGGTCACCGGACACCCACCAATAGAGCGGGTGCGTGTAGATGAATTCGTGCCCTACCTTCGCTCGCTGGATACGGCGACGGGTGATCTCGATCATGTGCGGATCTACATCGCCACCAATCCATGTGCGGCGAAGAGACACCGCTGCGACGAGAGCTGAGCCTGTCCCACAGTACGGATCGACGATGCGTGCGTCCGGCTCCGTCATCGTGTTGAGGATGTAGGTGAACAGCTCGATAGGCCGCTGGGTCGGGAAGTACCGTTGATCGAACGGAACCTCGCGGCAGATGAGTACGTTCGAGGGGAGTGTGAGACGTGTTGCCGGTGGGAGCCGAAGTCCTGGCTTGACGTGGCGGCGGATCGACATCGCCATCGGCCGTAGCGCGTTCGGCGGGATATCCCATCCTCGACGACCGCGGAGCGATCGATGTTTCGGCTCTTGGTCCCACAGCACAGTCAGCTCTACGGACGGGGTAAGACCGGACCACCCCGCCGCTGTCTCCCACGCGGCATAGACAGCGGGGCCGCCGAGCAACGCCGTGGAGCCACCTTCTCGCAACACGCGATAGCACTCACCCGCGACGGACGTGAAGTCGGAGATCAACGCTGTGATGTTGTCGTGCGTCGTGGTCGAGCCGCGCTCGGGGGGATCGAGGACCACCAGATCGACTGTGTTCGAGGGGAGGCTGCGTAGCAAATCGTAGGCTGAGATCGTTCGGGCTTCGTTCCAGCGTGGCGTGGCGCTGGGCTCGCTCGTGAGGTGATAGGCGAGCGGAAGGGCCGCCATCACGCACCCGCCTCTGAGCTGTTGCCTTGCTGCGCCCCGGAAGACGTAGCTGGCGCGTTCCACAGCGCGTTGAGCACCGCCTGCACCTCTGCCCAATCCGGAGCGTGTCGCGCTCGTCTCCCGCGACCGTCGAGCACGAGCTTGGCTTTCATGGGCCACCACTCAGCGCGGCGCTCACCTCGCGTGACGACCCACAGGTGCCCGCGATCGCTGACCGTGAGAGTCATCCGGTTGCTCGTACACCACCCGGATGCTCGTCCGACCTCCGCGCGCGCGCGTTGCAGCCGCGTCATCTCCATGTCCATCCGCTCGACGTCCGTGGTGCTCACTTACGTCGACCTTCCTTGTAGCGCATCGCCGCCTCCTTGTTCGCGAGCAGCATGTTCCAGTTTTCGTTCAACTCGGCTCGTGTGAACTCAGCCTCCCACCGACGATAGGTGGGGGAGGCCCCAGGATCACCCCAGCGGTAGTTGCCATTGAGAAAGCAGACACTCAATCGCCCGAGCCCCGTCTCCAACACACGACAGTAAGCCTTGAGCTGCACCCAATACTTCCAGAACTTCTTCGAGTTCGGCTCGTGCCGCGTAGACATCCAGGTCAGCTTGATCTCCTCGACCGCGTAGTCCTGAACGTCGAAGAGATCAGGAGTGAGGTAGAGGTCATCTCTCAGCAGCTCTCCAACCTGCACGTAGCGATCGGGGAAGTGCTCGGCGAATCGGTTCGCGATCGCGCGCTCCATAGCGAAGCCGAGCTGCCAACGTGTGAGGAGGCGGACCTGATCCTCTTTCTCCATGTCTTCGATATCACCGCTATCCTCAAAGTGCCCCAGCTTGACGCAGAGGTAGCGAATGACATCGCTGACGTGGGCGCCCTCCGAGCGCTCCTGCACTGGCAGGAGATCGGGGATGCCATCGGGTAGCTGAGTGAGCTTCATGGGGTAGAGAAGAAAGGCGGCACCGGGTAGGGAGAAACCCGGTGCCGCCTCAGCGCTAGCGGGGGGGTGAGCAGAAGTAGGGCTCTGCCTCCCACGCTGTTGCCGTCTCAGCCGAGCGACACCGTAGCCGTCTTCTTGTTGTAGTCGAAGCCGTACTCGCCGCTCGACAGGAACTTGTCGTTCGCGACGATCTTCACGGCCTCGGCCTTCTCCTTGACATCGGTGAACGTCTTCACGACGAGGGAGACGAGCTTGCTCTTGGGGAGCGTGTTGTCGTCCGCCTCGGCGAGCGCCTCGACGATGGCCTCCCCGACTCGGGCCTCCATGCTCTCACCCTCGTCGTCGCTCTCCTCCTCCTCCTCCTCGGCCTGCTTCGCCTTCGCCTTCGCCTTGGCCTTGGCGGCAGTCTCGGACTTCGCCTTGCCCTTGGCGGCCTTCGGGGCTTCCTTCACCTCGGTCAGCACGAGCAGGGTCTTGGCGCGCTTCCCCTCGCCCTCCTGCACGACGATGCCCGAGCGCTTCGGCATCTCCATCTGGTTGAAGTGGCCGTAGAGACCGACCAGGGAGTCGAGCGAGGCCGTCTCGGACAGGCCGGTGAAGCCAGCCGCTTCGAGGTGCTGGAGGTAGAAGCCGAAGTTGGAGCTGCGCGCGAGCTGCTGACGATCGCCGGTCGGGACGACGTACGGTCCCTCCAGCTCCTCACCGTCACCGTTCTCCAGATCGACGGGCTCCTCGCCGTCCTTCGACGGAGCGAAGAACTGGAGATCGCCGACGGAGTAAATCTGGGTGAACTCGTCCATGCCGAACGACTCGTCCGGCTTGTACGTGATGAGCGCGGCGAGGATGTAGTGGTCGATCTTGCCGTCGTAGTTCGTCGGAGCGAACACCGCCTTGGTGATCGTGCCATCGAAGTCGTCGGGGAGACCGCCCTGCGCCATCGAGTCGAACGCCAGCGCGACCTTTCCTGCCTTCCTCTTGACCATGCTTTGCTTCTCCTCGTCGAGCCGGGGATCAGCGGGTCCGCGCGGCTCGTGTTGTGGTCCCTCGCGCCGACATGACCGAGGGGGTGAGGCGTTACTGCCGATAGCCCTAGTTTCACCAGTAGGCTATCGCCCGTCAATACCCCTACCGATTGGGTAGAGGGGGAGGCGGCGGCACTACATCTAGTACCCGCCATGAGTCACGAAACCATCGAGGGAACGTGGCCGCGCGGCGGAACCACTGGAAGTGATCGTCGAAGATGAACGTCTCCGCGAGGTCGCTCTCGGAGCGCATGCCGCGCCCGCACTGTTGGATGAGCGTGATCGCGGCGACGTGGTTGAGATAGCTCTTGTCGGAGGCGGCGCGCGCTTTGATTAGCGGCGAGCGCCCATCGATGAAGGGGACCTTCGCTATCACCTGATATCTACACTCGTCGTGTGGGAAATCGAATCCGGTCTCGACTGAGGGGCTCACGAGGATGGCGGGCGCGTCGGCGGCTTTGAACGCGGCGACGATATCGCGCAGCGTGCCGGTCGTGTGCGTCATCATGTGATCGCTGTACCGGCTCCTGTCGATGATCTCGCGCGCTCGCTCGTAGCTGCGAGTGTGGATGATCCCCTTCCGATCGAGTCGGTCCCCGATCACCTTGTCGATCCGGTTCACGAGCACGCGCTTGGCGCCTTCGTTCATCGAGCGATCCACCCGCACGGTCGGCACGTAGATCAGCGGCCGCCTGCGCGGATCGAAGGTGGAGCGCATCTCGCGATAGTCCATGTCGGCCGGTGCAATACCGAGGTACTTGGAGGTGTCTTGCGTGAGCGTGGCGGAGAGGAGGAGCACTTTCTTGATCCCGCGAAAGAGCACTGGCTCGGCGTAAGCGTGTGCCCACACGGGGGTGAACCGGATTGACTGACTGCGGCGTCCGACAGCGGGGATCGCCTCGCGCACCCACCCCGACTCCACCCCCGGCATCACGAGATCGCGCACGGCGCTATCGGCGCTGCGCCAGGACATCGCACCCGCGAGCCGTTCGAGGCCGCGACCGATGTCGTTCAGCCGTAGAGTCGCGCGAACGATCTCTGCTCGCTCCTGCCCCACGGAGCCACGCAAGCGCTCCTGCAACACGAGGAGTTTGATGTTCGCGAGTGAGAGCGCGTTACGCGCCCAATCGACCCACACGCTCAGGCTCTCGTCGAGAGACGGGGTAGTTTGATCGAGCAGCCGTTTGATCTCCTCGGGGATGAGGTGGACGGCGCAGAAGTCGGAGAGCAGGTCAGGAGCCGCGTGGGCCTCATCCAACACCAGCAAGTCGAAGGCGCCGAGCGCGAGGGGGTCCGAGAACTGCCCCAGCGTCATCCAATAGGAGTAGTTCGTGACGACGATCTGCGCGTCACGCGCGTTGGCCTGGGCATCGTAGTAAAGGCATCCGCCTTCGTGGCGTAGCGAGCAGTAGACGCCCGCTCGACACGGACCCTCGTCGCACATCGCACCCCGTCGGCCGAAATCGCGCAGCGAGCGATCGACTGCCACGCAGCGGTAGTTCGATAGACCACGCATGTCTGTGACACCGAGAGACTCGAAATCAGCGACCAACTGCTCTTGTAGCCCTTTCGTCGAGACGAGGATCAGCGTGCGCGCGTCGAGCAGGCGAGAGGCTGTCATGTAGATCAGCGACTTCCCGCTGTTGTGAACTATGATGCCGTTAGCCACAAAGTTCGGGTTCTCAGGCGTACACACTAGATCGTAGGTGTGCTCATACCCGTGTCTCTCGATTGTTCTCACGCCAGCCGTGCGGGGTCTCCTGAGCAAGTGCTGCGCCGGATCGTGAGCGCGCGCGTGATCGCCGTGGCGCAGCGGTTGCAAGTTGCCGATCGCGTTATTGGTGTGGTCATGGTCCAGGTGATGTACCGCGAACTCTGCCGGGTCCAGAAACACCAGCTTTCTCGCCTCCGCCTCCTCCGTTCGACAGACGCGAATTAGCTCCTCTGTGCTCAATCCGTTCATCCGCGCTTCTACAACCAATCGGTGAAACGCTACTCGGTACAAACGGCCCTCGGGACGGACACTGCGATTGCACGTCTTGATGGTACGGCTGCTGGTGTGTCCCGCATAGGGGTGGTACACAAGACCTTGAACAACTCGGTAGTTGCGCTTAGGGGCTCTTTCTCGTCCTTTCGCTATCCCGCCATCTACGACAACTCGATCACGTCCGGCTAGATCGGTGAGAGGCACCCACCCCCGATTCTCCGTCAAGATTAGATGGTCTCCGGTAGCGCGGAGAGAGAGACCATTGTCGAGACTCAGACACCACGTCTCCCTTATTCCGCTGTAGACGACCCCCTCGATAGGTTGCAACCGAATAGCTCCGTCAATCAGCGATTGCGTGTGCGTGAGTATCCCTGTGTGCCGTCGCGACCCCTGTTGTCGCACATACTCATCGGCGATGGCGCGTCGATTGGAGACCTTGATCTCTCTCCCACGTGCAATCTGTACTACCGTTTCTCCTGAAACACACCCGGTGGGCGCGGACAGTAATGAGAATCGTTTATCAGTAGTGAGATTGAGAGCGGCGTCGAGCTGCCGATCACGGTAGGCAGGGAAGAGACGGGGGTCGAAGCCGAGATCGCTGGGAAACACGTTCAGAGCATCTCGACACAGTAGCGGTTGAGAGCGTCGCGGGCGTCCTGGATACTCGACCAGACGTATACCCAGTTCCCTGCGTCGCCGTCGACGACCGGGCCGATGAAATTGTTCGTCTCGTCTTCGATGAGGTAGACCCGCTCACCCGGTTGTATCCCTGGAATCGACCAGATTGATGTGTTCTCACCGCACTTCACAGGAGGGTTGGGCGCCTGACGCAGATCACACACGTAGTTGCTGAGAGGTCTCGGTGCGCTCTTGCCCCCTCCCTCTGCCCACGCACGCTCTGAGTCGTACATCACTGCTTCTGCGTGGCTGTTCGCGTGCCGCACACGCAAGAGACACACAGCACAGACACAACCGACGAGAGGTAGGCGGGAGAGATCACCTGCCCACTCAGGGTGATCTCGCAGGACTAGAGGATGCGTCTCCGTCACACTTCCACCTCGCGTCCTGCGCTGCTCGGCGAGTACGGCGCGGGTCTCCGATGCG